ATTTTTTGAACATGAGGTTGGAACAGATCAGGTTAATGAGGATGGATCCACAACCACCGTGACCTCTTTTATCAAATCTTTTGACATAGATCTAGAACAAAGACAAAGAGCTGCAATGGGACAACCTGCAGGACCAAAAATAGCAGGAGAGTTTTTCTTAGCGATGAGAAGATTTATACCAGATTTCAAAACCCTACAAGGAAATGCAAAAGTCAGCCTTGCGATAAAAAGATATCCTCAACAATCGGATAGCACAACAACCTTGAGTCCTTTTACAATCAACTCTTCGACTGATAAAAAAGACACCAGAGCTAGAGGTCGTTTTATTAATGTTAAAATAGAAAACGACAGTAATGGTGAGGAGTGGAGATTTGGCACTTTACGTTTGGACTTACAACCAGATGGTAGGAGATAGTATCAGTGATATATAATATTTCTAATTTTCCTTACATGGGTAAAGATTATGGGCCTGGAAATAGACCTTATACACAAGTGATGCCCGCACCAGGAATGGAATATATCTACGATCAAACAGGTACTAGGTATTCGGTTCCTATGGGAAGAGATAATCTTTTCTTTTACGACTCTCAAAATTTTAGTCCCTTT